CCGACGTTATATTCAAAACCTTTGAATTTATCGTTAAAAACTTGTTGAGTTTTTAATTTAAAAGTATTAGTTTGTTTGTCCGCTATTTTTTTATTCTCTTCGCTTTCTTTGTTGTATCTATTAAAGAAGTTAACCGCCTTTTGCTGCTCACTAGTGAGTCTGCTTCCAGCTTTAACCTCTTCATAGTATTTAGACTTTTGCCCGTCTAAGTGGCTTTTAGCGTTGGCAACTTGCTCTTTTAACGCTATCTTTTTCTTTTTAATCTCTCTTTCTTCGTCAATTTCTTCATCATATGAAAATGAGTCTTCTATTAAAAAACTAATTTCATCGTCTGTCAAGTGAGACTTTGTTTGTTTATAGTATTCTCTTAATACTGTCATATCGTCGTAACTAGAATAATCTTGGTTAAGACGTACATAATCTTCTAATGTACCACCAGTTTCTTCCATAAAATCTACAACTTTTTGTAAATTTTCTGGTATTGCTTTACCAGTTTCTTGAGCTTGTTCTATAGCTTCAGTTACTTCTTCAGCTAATTCTTCAGTTTGCTCTTGAACTTCTTCTTCAGTTACTTCTTCTAAAGCTGGCTGTTCTTCTTGTGTTTCAGCTTCCGGCTGTACTTCTTCTTGTTTTTCTGTGGTGTTGGCATCTTCAACGAGCTCAACCACTCCGCTGTCGTCAGCGTTATCTTCTTTAACTTCTTCTGTAACTTCATCTTTTTTTGGTGTTGGTGGTTTACTTAAATCTACTTTGATGATATTATCATCTTCTTTTGTTTCTTTTTTACTAAGATCAACTTTTACAACGTTGTCTTCAGTAGCCTTTTCGACTACTTCTTCTTTTTTCTTTTTTGCCATAATATAATATAATAATAATTAATAATTGTTATCTAGGATCAAATGCACCTAAATCAAATCCGCCTCCTAATATATCATTACCTGCGGACTCAAAGTTTTTAGGTGGTTTTTCACTTTTTCTTTGCTCAATCATCTCACTTTGTTGAGTTGCTTGAATTCTAGTTCTTTCGTCTTTACGATCTTCTTTTTCTTTTTCTTTTGCTTTAGCATTTTCAGTTTCCATTTGCTTTAACTGCATATTCATTTGAAACTCTAACTGCATTAACTGTTTTTTATACTCAACTTCTTGAGCTTGTTTTTGAGCATCAAGTTGAGCCTTAATTTGCTCAAGCTGCGCTTCTGCTTGGGTTTTAGCTTGCTCTTTTTGAACTTCCATTTGAGCAGCTGCTTGTTGAGTCTGCATGTTAGCTTGCGCTTGAGCTTGTATATTTTGTTGTGCTAACTGTTGGTCTCTAGCTATTTTTTTCTTTCTTCTAATTTTTAATATTTGATTAGCTAGTTTTACACTTTTAATTTCTCTTACATCAATAGCATCTTCAAGATCTATTGTTTGTTGCTGCAATGCCATTTGAATATTATTTTCAAGCATTGCTTTTTCTTCGTCATCAGGCATTAACTCTATAAATATGCCAAAATCATATAAGTGTAAGTTTGATATTTCTTCAAGTGTAGCCGCGTTGTGAACGCCTACTTGTTGTATAAAAGCATCAGCAGTTGGCGAGTATTCTATAATATCAGATATTCTAAGAGATAAACATTGTGAAACTTCTTTTGTCAAAAACAAACCTGATTGCAGTATATGTCTTGTTGCTGTATTAGAGTTAGCAGCGGCTAATTTTTGTACACCAACTAAAGCATTTTTGTCTGGCATACTACCATCTCTAGCTTCGTTTAACCCGGTTACATCTCTAATCATTTGTAGGTAATAATTGTAATTACCAATTAAAGCTTGCATTTTATTACCACCACTACCACTTGTTATTTCTTGTATTGGCACTTTACCAGGGTTCATATCACCCTCGCTTGTAAATGATCTACCAATAACCGAACCTGTTTGGAAGAACATGTTTAAAGCTTCTTGTGGATTATAGTTTGTTCCATTACCTAAATCTATTTCAGCAAGACCATCAGCGTCTAAATAAACACCATCTGGAACCATACGCGATAATACCTGTTGAATTTTTAAATGCGTTAGCTGTATCATGTCGGCAAAACCAGTAATACGTTGCACTAAAGACTCTATACGGCCTTTATACATTCTTGGCGCGACAATAGCGTAGTTCATTTTTACTTTGGTAAAATCACTTTTTGGCCTCATCATATTTTTAGCCATTTCCCATCTTAACATTTTGTCTGTACCTAAGATTATAGCTCCGTCATATAGACACTCTATCGATCTTTGTAGTTTTGCAAAGTTACCAGCATCTTCTGGTGGGTTAAAACTATCGTTTTTTGCTAGTATTTTTTCAGCCCCACTACCAGTTTCTTTTACTTTGTAAACCTCGTTCATGTAGGTTTTGTAATTAAAATATAAAACTTGAACTTGGTTTTTATCGTGTTCACTATGATTATAACCTTGGTTATAGTTTGTGTTATGATAATTTTTATTTTTAACTATATCCTCTAAATCCTCATGGCTTAAATGTGGAAACTGTTTGGCTAACTCGTTTATAGGTATAGATTTTACTTCACCAACATAGTATATATCATCAAAGTACGGAGACTCAGTGTATGAATAAACTAAATCTGCAGGGTCTACATAATCTACAACAACACCTTCAGACGTGTTAAAACTACTTTTAACAGCGCCAATACCTAACACTGTTAAGTCATAGTAAAACCTTTTCTTTATTAACTCGTAATCATTACCTTCTAACAAAACGTTAATAGCTTGTTCTTCTGCTATTTCAACGGCTTGTTTGTAAGTTAATTGCATGTGAAGATCGAGTTCTTCTTGAGTTTCTGGCAAAGTCTCTGGGTCGTTTTCATAAAGATCAATTCCAAAAGCTTGCTCAACATACTCATTTAGCTCCTTAGTCTGCATATCACTAATTATAGAGTTCATATACTCTGTTCTTTGGCTAACGCCATAAGGATCTTGTGAATAAGCTTTTATATCGTATGTTCTTTCAGCAATACCGTTTACAACTATGTCAACAAACTTTGGTATAATTGGAACTGGTTTCCAGTCTAAATTTAAATAAGACAAATCACCGTTTATAGATAATTCATCTTTATATTTTTGTATTGATTGCTCACCTCTAGCGTATAATCTTAAATTATGAAAGTTGTTATGATTTGTTTTATATCTATTAGAACCTCTTTCAGTATGAAACCACTCAGCTTCAATAGCCTTAGCTACTTTTAAACCATAATCATAGCTCATTTTCTCTATGTCACTCACAACTTGAGATGGAAAATAACTTTTTACAATCATATTTATTTTTTAATTAATTTTGATGCATTACCTTTGTTTTCATACCTGGCAATGTTTATATTTAGTTTTGGTTTTTCTATTGTAGCGTTTGGCTTGTACAAATGTCTGTTATTAGCCATTATTGCAAGGCCTGAGCTTATAGAAGCATCATGTTTTGTTCTTTTGTTTATATCAAATTTAGCCCAGTCATTTAAAAGCTCGTTAAAATAACAATTACCAAATTGACCTTCAGCATTCATGCCTACATGACTTTGTATATACATTTCAATTGCTGCGGCATGAGCTTGTTTTATATCTTCGCTTGAGTTTGGTATACCACCTATTTCCTTTTCAGCTGTAGACAGCTTGTTCCACACTTTGTCAGGTCTATTCATGCTAAAACCTCTGTAACCACGTCTTCTCAAATAATACAATAAACGAGGTTTGTTATTCTCTGCAAGTATAGGCATCCCATAAAATACTAATGCCATTAGAACGTCTTCAAAGAACATCTCTGCGGTCTGAGGCCTTGCTAAATACTCTAGGAAAAAAGTATTAGCTGGCGCGTCTTCCATGCTAAACTTTGTTAAACCGTGCAAAGCGCCTTTAGAGCCTTTACCGTCTACAGTTCCTGATATGTCATAACTATCACAACCAAAAGCGCCCATATGCTCATTGCCAGGATATTTAATACCGTTTTTAATTATAACTTTGTTCTGTATGTGGGTTGGTGGTACCCAACTTATTTTAAACCTACCTTTTGGATCTGGATAAAATATAACACTAGTATCTTTTACTCCATTAACCCACTGGAAATTACCTTTTGAAATACCTAATGTTCTTGACATTTCTTCGTTGTAATCTATTTGTTCGTATATTTTTACTAAGTTAAATATACTATTATTAGCTTCGTCTCTAAAAGCATGCTCAGTAGTTCTTGGAAACTGGCGGTAAAATTCATTTAAAGCGTCTTGATCGTTTTTTAAACCATCAGCTTCGTTTTGCCAGTTATCTATTACACCTACGTCTATTAACTCTCCATGGGGATCGAAGACGTCATTATCCGGAGTATTGAAGACTGGGCTTCCGTGCTCGTCAATAAATCCTTCGTAGTTCCACTCCATTGGGATAAAAAGAGAATATAAGCCAGACGCTGTTTGTCCATTTCTGTTTCGTTTAGTAACGTCGGATGCGTTGTATAATTTTTTGAAGTTTTCCCCACCTTTGTCTAATGCGTTTGATGTTGAGCCCATCATACATTTACCTATAATTCTACTACCTAATCGTAAACATGTTTTTGTAACTCTCCAGTTATTTAATATATTATCGGGTCTTTCCCACTTACCACTTTCGTCGTGTACTAACAGCTGAAGTTTTTCTCCGTCATAACTGTTATCACCTGTATTTTTCCAATCAATAGTAGTATCAAGTCCAACCAGGTCTTCCTGCTGTTCGTTTGCAGTAATCTTTTTACGCGTGAACTTACTTGCAGGAACCCTATAAGCAAGCTCAGACTTAGGTCTATCCATACCGTCTTGAATCGGTTTAAAAAAGAACGGGTAGTTAATTGATATTGGAACCACCTTGTCTGTAAACATTTTTTTAGCATCTGCACCTGTTTTAGAAAGTATACCAAATCTACTATCACTTGCTAATGTAGCTTGGTTAACTGTTTCTGCTGAAGACATGAAAGAAAATCCAGACCTACGATTTTTAAGGTAGCAC